CGGAGGCCGGCTCTGCCCTGGGACCGGAACAAGAAATAAGCTATTCTTCTTTTACATTTGGACAAAGGAGCGCCCTATGCGAGATTTCTGGTTGGGCTTTGAAAAGCAGGCCGCCCTTTATGGGGTGTTCAGAGGACTGCGCGAAGCCACCAAGGCCCCGGCTACGGGCAAGGCCGTCGAGAAGGTCCTCGACTATGGTGCAATGAAAGCTGCTCCTAAGATCGCCCCTAAGGTCGCTCCGGCGGCCCTTGACTATAAGGCAATGGGTACGGCAAGGGCAGAGCAAAGGGCTGCGCACGAGGCCAACGCCGCAACCCTAGACTACTCTTCCGGCAAGCCCTCCCTTACCCAGAAGGGTGAGAGGGTGCAGACCCAGGCGTCCAAGTCGGTCCCTCCGCCGGCGCATGACCCGAGGCTTGAGCAGAGGATTAAGCATGTCACAAAGGGGTCTACGCCACTGTCCGACTGGCACAGTGCGCTAAGAGAGCCCGTCAAGTTGTAAAGTTTTCTGAGGGGCTCCCAAAAATACCGTGGCCCGCCCGGCACCCATCTTTAAGCACGCACACGTCTCAATATGCTATAATGGATCTCTGCTATGCACAGGGGAAAGACTCCGTAGGGAAACAGTTTTTCCGGGGCTCGCTTCGGCGAGCCCTATTTCACGATACCGCCTCTATGTGGCATTTCATTTTGTGTTTGGCCGCCATCGCGTGCACGAGGATACGGAGAGAGTCTACGTTGCGTCCGCCTGAGCCTATGATCTTTCCACAATCCTCGCCAGCAACGTTTATCGAAATCAGGATAGTGCCTGAGGCTTCTATATGGGTAATCACGATGGCTTCGGGCTTATCTACGAGCAGTCTTACAACCCCTAGGACCACCACGACGATATCTTCTGCCAACTCGCTCGATGTCATAAGTCCGCCATTGAAACCGTTACGGAAAAACCCGCTGCGTTCTTGTGTCCACCACCACCAAACTGCTTTGCCACAGCCGAGACATCGAACTCACCGATGGATCTCAAGGAGTAGATTCGTAACCAAACGCCATCGGCAGGGCTCCGATCAGAGAATGTCACTGAGTATGGCCTGTCAGGGTATTTGACACAAAGAGCCATCCCCACCTCGGACGAATAAAAGGCGCTGTTCGCCGCAGGCACTTCTTTACCTTTGATGAATATCCAGCCAGAGGTTTCTACAATGCGCTGGACATCGTTCTTCATTTTCCGGACAAGGCTGGCCCCTTTGATCTCCAGGACGTTGGTGTTATGAAGAGACATCCCCCAGAGTTCAAAGGATCGGTCATCCTCGTAGAGCGCCGCTGTAATCTCTTCGGTGCCCGGCAGCTTCCATTGCCAGAGATCTCTGTCCTGGATGACACGAAATAGCCAAGGCACGGGCAAGCCTGGAAAGAAGAACTCATAGGCCAGCACAGCCCCCGACTTTTCCATATTAAAGATACAGCAGTCCAGGCCCTCTAAATCCTCTTGAGCCGACTTATGATGATCAATTATGCGGAGGTTCAGGCGCTTCTGTTCCCTCAGGATAACCTCTCGTTTGAAGCTAAAGTCCAGAACGTACACCTCATCACCGTCGGGACACCCATCGAGCGGTAGCGCGCCCTCATCGTAACGGCACGCTCGATATGTGGCCTTAGCACCGTACTTCATATAGGCCGCTAGCGCCGCGCCGAAACCATCGATACAGTTGTCGTGGTAGAGCACTCTAATCATCTGCAACGCCTTCCCGCGATTGAGTCTTCTTTTGTTACTCCCCAATGGATTTTGACGCTTGCGCGTATAACATAGCGCAGGCGCAGCCCCGTCTCCCTGCTGATGACAGTCACTAGGTACTCATCATCGTCCAAGACCCCATCAGCCAGATACTTCTCCGCGTACCGATGGGCTGCTGCGTAGGGCGTGCTGGCCTTGATAGTGGCTTCGTCGGACTCTCGCCCGCAACTTACGATAAATTCAGCCACGAAAGCTACCCCCATTTTTTATAGCATCTCACTCAAGAGTACCCACTTCTTCAGGTGTGGGATAAGTAAAAAAAAAGCAGCCTCGGAGAATCCCCAAGGCTGCCCTACCACTGCATATTCACGCGCTCACAATCTGACTGGATACTTATAAGAATTCTACTACCCAAAAGTTATCGACCATGGCCGCACCGACGAGGGTCTGATTAGGGCTGTACATAATGGCCGCATGCCCAGGGCTCTTGGTCCATCCCTGCACAGCCGCAGCCGGTGTGCGATGACCGCACGCGATGATCTCACCATCAGCTTTAGCCCCGCAGCGACTAGCGCGAGCCCACGGCGAACTTCCATCCGATCCTGTATGACTACAAACTCGCCTCGGACCGATGTCTTTAGCGTGCCGTTGGGCGGCACAGTTAAGTCCAGCCGTTGCTGTCACTTTTCTCAGACCGCGCGCGACCCTCACGCGATTAATCTCGGCCACAAGATCCGTGGCGGCGCCGGATATTTTCAGAGATGCCGTCGTGCTCCCCTTCTCTTCTTGAAACGCGCTATCACCGCACCCAGCGAGGAGTAAACACAGTGCAAGGTATCTAATCCTTTCCATGTACGCTCCATCTCCGGCCGCGCAGCTTCTCGGCAGTGAAGCCAGTATGATAATGGTCCTGCTCATGATTAAGCAAGACCACAGAAAACTGTAAACAGACTATAGATCGAAACTGTAGCCAGCGCCAGCCATGATGGAATCTTCACTTGTCACCATACCGAGCATCGACCACTCCTGACTCCAATTATAAGCATATTGTGCTCCAAAAAGCAGCCCATCCTTTTGAGCCGCTTTCAGATCGAAATCTCTTGTCCCGAGTCTGCCGTGGCCAATCAAAAGACTGATCGTGTGCGCTTCCGCAAAACTGTAGCCAGCGCCAGCCATGAGGGAATCTTTGCTTGTCACCATACCGAGCGTCGACCACTCCTGACTCCAATGGTAAGCGTACTGTGCTCCAAAAAGCAGCCCATCCTTTTGAACCGCTCTCAGATCGAAATCTTTTGTACCGAGCCTGTCGTGGCCAATCAATAGGCTGATCGTGTGCCCCTTGAACACCGGGTCAGCTTCCGCAGAGGCTTCTTCCTTCGGAGCTTCCACAGAAGCTGCTTGCTGCTTCGCTTCTTCCTTCGGAGCTTCCACAGAAGCTGCTTGCTGCTTGGCTTCTTCCTTCGGAGCTTCCACAGAAGCTGCTTGCTGCTTGGCTTCTTCCGTCGGACTGTCAACTCTCTTGGGTTTACGATGGACGGTTTTTTTGTCTCTCGGAACAATAGGCTCGCTTTGAGCTTTGTCTTCCTTGACTTCAGGTTTGACTTCGTATACGTCTTCCTGGGCTTCCTGAATGACCTTGGCTTCAGGAGCCGGCATCGCCTGCGTCCCCTGCGCATCAGCAGGGCGCTCGACCTGAGCTTTTTCGTCTAGATTGCAGGCAGGAAACAAAAGCAGAGACAAAACCGTCAGCAAACGCGAAAGCGTGCTCATTTTACATCACTCCTTTTTTGGATGTTACGGACCAGAATAGCCGTAATTAATCGAGATGCCAAATCATAGCATAATCTACTTGCTGCCGTATATCCGTATGGCATTAAGTATGGTTTTTTGAGGCCTGGGTGGGGTCTGTGGCTGCTAGATAGTACGCCTGCCCTTGAGGTCGTACCCTGAAAACTCGGGGAGCGGGTGCCCGTCCAGGCAATGCCAGAGGTGGAGGCAGTACTGGTGCAGGTTCACGTATTTGTCCTCTGGCGGGAAAACCATCATCGCGTACTTATCTTTGCCGATAAACCGCGCCTTGACCGAGGTGATTTCCTCGTAGTTTGGCATTCGCTTCTGGTGAGCAAAGGAGACATGAAGCCACAGCTTCCCGTCGCCCTCCTGCGAGACCGAAGATATTACGGTGAGCGGGTATAGAAGGTGCTGCCAGAGTTTCCCGTCCAACCTTGTTTGCGTCACCCGGAAAATCCCGTCGATATCTGTCACATGCTGCATGACAAGCTCCATCGCATTAGCAGGAGTCAACTTCCCATCAATGGGCAACGTTTCGGTATCGGTGCTCTCTTCCATATCTGCTCCAATCGTCTTTCTGTTTAGGGAGTCTGTCTGCAAGCACTATTTCAGTGAGTTCGTCCAACACAGCCAAATCCTCGGCCAGCTCTTCGGAGATGCCCTGGGGTCCTGTTTTCGGAGGCTCCTGGCAGCACGAGATGGTAAATAATAGACCATATAGATGGCACGAAATACGCACGCTGCTGTTACCTGTCGGTGATTTACATCACCGTAAATGCCCCAGTAGGTATTTTCAAGCACAAATAAAAGAGGCAGCCCCGGAGAAACCCCGAGGCGGCCGTACCGTTGCTTATTCACGCGCCTGCAATCTGACTACTTGTGGGCTTTACTTGTCGCTGCATTCATTGAAGCCTGGGCAGCCGCAGCAGCTCCTGAGGCTGCTCCAGCGTCGATAATAACCGTCTCTTTATAAGGGCGCCCGTTCTCGTCGACGCCTTCACGGGTGTAGGAGATATGCAATGAAACCGACGCACCCGAGGATCTAATCGCCTGCGAAATCAGCCGCTCACTCATTGTCGTGCCATTACCTGATGGGGTCTTTGGATTGCTCGGGACCGCTTCGCTTCGCCGATCCACAACCCGAAACTGGTCCCCCAGCCGTACGCCAATCATGGCCCCTGCAAATCCTGGGTCGGTCCTAAATTCATGCACCATACCGTTGAAGAGCTCCATATCCACCATTGGCTCTGGCTCAGCAGCATCGATGGGGGCGACCTCCTCATACCCGTGACCATACACCGTTGCGTATGTGGGTGTGGAAAGTGCGAACAGTAGCGGTAGCAGTAGTTTACTTGTCATGCTAACTCCTTTTGTAGGACAGGATGTTGATATATAGTGAGCTTGTACCTGAAGTCTAGTCAGGATTAGCAGGGGGCTCATCTCCGTCATACATCGCCACAAATTGAAAGCTAGTCATCTTCTTCGCCCGAGCCGCACCTACCAAGGTCTTGAGCTCCTCAAGTCTCGTCATGAAACAGCCCTCCCGGATCCTGCTCCAGCGAGTGTGAGTGACAGAGCGTGAAATGCTTGACTGTGACCTTGATTCCTGAGACTTTTGCCAGCTCTTTAGCCACGGGAAGGAGCGAGAGAAAGCGCGCTCTGTCTGAACCTACCAGCGGCATAGAAATGCCATTGAGCACGCCCCCCAGGACACCCTCGCAACCGTCGCTGGGGTCCACTGTGCAGAAGGCCCACATTTCCTCGATGACACTACCTCGCCTCCTTCCGGGACTCGGCTCCTCAAACGCCTCAGCAGTCACCAAAGTCGCAGCCAGGAAAACCGTGTCGGCATTGAGCATGCCCCCTATGGGAAGTAGAACCTTATAACCAGAGATCTCGGGGACAAACTCTTCTGAGTATTTCGGCTTGCCGTCTAGCAGCCAGTCGAACACCTTCTTATTCTCCTTCTCCAGGTCAGCGAGCTTCGCTCGTGCGAGATCATTCTTAACTGTCAGCTTATAGCGCACCACTATCCGTCTCCTTCGCCTCTGCTGGCCTTTTTAGATGCCCTGAGGCAAGTAGAAATTCGCGGAAAGCATAGAAGACCTCTAGGTCGTTGGCAATCAGCTTCCCCTTATAATAGAAATCACCGTTTGCTCTCATCCCAATAAGTTCCACCACCTCATCGCCGCCAGGGGGCATCACCCGAAACGAGATCTCCGTATCGTCTGGTACGGTATCCTGGGCCGGCACCACTTTTGGATCCGACAGCGACTCGATGTACTCATCCAATTCCAATACTTGATTCATTTTTGACCTCATTAGCGCAATCGGTTTTGAATCTGCTCTACAGCATTCGCCGTGCTCTTGGACTGCGACATAGCCTGCTGGATGCCGCCAGCCATAGCCGACATGTTGCCGCAAAACCATGCGATCATCGCATCGTTCACGATCTTAGGGAAGTTCTCTTTGATGGTTTCAAGAGTCGCGCTCATGATGCGGTTCATTCCAGGGTCGGTCTTAATATGCTGCTCGATAACCTTCTCCTGGTGGGCAATCGTCGCGCTGGTAATCTCCTGGATCATGCGGGTTTTCGCAGTTGCGTTATCCCGCATAAACCTCACATACTCGTCTGACTTCACCAGCTCCTGCTCAGTGCTAGCTCTGTAGTAACACCTCTCCTTTGCGTGAGCTATCGCCTGCGTGTGCAGCGCCTGCCTATGGATCGTGTCCGGCTCGGTGAGCCAGTCTTGGAGAACCTTGAGGGAGATGGCCTCCTTTTGCTCGGTCGTGAGGTTCTGAAACATCTCAATAACAGTCTCACCGATATTTCCAGCGTCTATGTTCAATTCTACTTTCACAAAGCCTCCTAAAGTCTTTTGTATTGGAGCACATGGGCTCGTTGAAAACTGCCCGAAATCTTATCCACTTTGATCCACTGCCTGTTCTCGTGGATCTCAGTTACCTTGCACCAGGTGTCGCCTATCAGGACTTTTGTGCCGATTCTAAAGTCGGCGTTAAACTTCGGTAACGGTTTCATGTCTCGCTTCTTTTGTCAGGGTTCCTGAAAGGCGAGCCCTGCGGGGCCGCCATGCCTCGTGACACTTTGGGGCAGGGCAGGGCGTGCATTTCGCCAAAATTCCGGCAGACTTGTGGTCGGTTCTCGTAAATGGTGCACCTGTTTTTAGAGAGCATCGGGCATCTTTGCGCCGGCTCCCCCATCCAGTAAAGGTTTTGCCCTCTGATATGAAGCTCACCAAACTGGACTGCGGGGTACTTCTCTTTCATGGCGTCGTACTCGCTCCGGGTCAGCCCTGGGCTATGGCAACATTCTGCTTTGCACGTGTTACATGGTAAAGTCATTTTGCCCTCGCCCCTCAGTCATGAAAAACTGTCATCCACGGTTGCATCACAGAGACTGCCGAATTCGTGCCTGCAGCGATATCCAACACGTACTCCACAACCTCAATCGGAAGGTTCTTGCTTCGCCAGGTAATATGCCTGTCTGGCCCTATATGGGCAATCGTCTGGTAATCCCCATGTTCTTCTTTCGCACGATTCCACACCGTGAGTCCGTTCCCTAAATGGCCATGGCCAAGGTCATAGCTCATTCACCATCTCCTTGTGATCTCCACATAATTTCAGGTACCGCTCTACCCAGGGACCAAAGGTGCCATGCACCCTGTTCTGCTCCTTCGCCTCTTCCCACGTGTAGCGTGTCTCTGTTATGGGCGCAGCAGTGACCACAAACATCTTAAGAGGCATGCCCACGAGCACCTTCTGCCCCTCTTTCATAAAGGTCTGCTGCACCTCAACGCCGTTCTTTAATACCCACGCATGGGACATTTCACGCCCCTCGTAGAGGATCACGCCGTGCACAAGTCTGTGCGTGTCCTGCTCTCCGTACGCTGCGAGCGTATAGAAGTATTCCAGCATATCGTCAAAGCATGAATGCGTAGGCATGAGGGTGATTGTTTCTCTTGATATCTCGTTCTGTACTTGCACGGTCCCTCCTAAAACCAAACTTCTACGGTGCTACTCGTGTCATTGGGGTCCCTCGGCACTCTTACGAGACCCCATTGCGCGAAGTGCTCCTGCAGCTGCTCGAGGGATTTCCCCCGAATTATCTCGGTAGTGGGCACTACCCCGGCAGCCTCTGCAATAAAGCACCTTGCGACAAACTCGCCTGGATAGTCTTCGGGGCTCTTAAAGATGGTCCATACCTTGAGCTTGTCGTTCTCGGTCACGCTGTTCCGCTCCTAAAAGCCTATGCAAACCTGGGTCTACGTAGTTTAGGTAATTCGCTCTCCGTTGATGTCTCTTGTGAGCCTGCAACTGGAGTCCTGGATGGGCGGTCGGACTGGAAGCCAGTCCTAACTCATCCGATGCCTGTCGATTCGCGGCAAAGCCACGCTAACAGGAGTGTTGATGTTCAGCATAAGACATGCCCGCTGGCGCGATAAAGTTCTGTCAAATGACTCGACTTGTCATGGCTTAAGATTCCATCACTCACAGGCGAAAACCTTTCGCCTTACCTCAAAGCCTTTGAGGCAAAGCACTCTTAATACGTATACTGAAGGATGTCAAAGGGTGTTATAAAATCTCTGCACAATGCATAGAATTATCAATTTTTATCCAGGTTTGATTTAGCAGTTACTTGCCCTTTCGTATATAATCAGATCTGTCAACTTAATGGCCTTTACTTTGAGCGGCAGCCCGCGCCGGACTTCAACCAAATGCTTGCTGACTAGCGTAGTCGTCAGAGCCCCCACCTCGATCAGCCGCCGGACTTGTGGGGTCGAGCGCCCGAGCACTCTACTTGCGTAATGGGTTGTCACGTATTCTGGCATTCCCTCGGTATCTGTTTGCACAGTTTCTCCGCTAAATACACCCCTAGCCTAAGCCAGGGGTGCGTTGTTAAACCTTGAGCGCACCCAGTGCCCTGCAGAGCAACCGTTCTTTCATCTCGGACAGGCTCACGGCTTCAAAGATATTCTCCTCTCTAAACGCGACGGGATCGTCGAGCCTCCCTAGGGTGAGGTTCGCGGGGTCATTTGCAAGTGCGCCTCTGAAGGTATCGCCCGATCGCAATTTTACCTCCACCCACATCCTCTCGCCCATTGCCCCGTCGGTGGGCAGAAAGCAGAGCTTTACATAGCCCCCTGTCCCCAGAGATTCTATATCTTCTTTGTCCGGCAGGTGAAAAGTGTCTGGCCACTTTTTAGCATTCTCATGCGCGTTCTCAAGTGTGTAATCGCTCATTCGTTAACTCCTCCTGTCTCTTTGTCGGCAGACCATTTTGTGTAGGCTAAGCTACGCTTCGCGAGATCTTTGATCGTGTACTTACTCTGAAATGCCAGCACGCGTTTCACGTGCTCATCCCGATCCATGACCTCTCCGCTTGCGCTATGCTCTGCTACGAGCCTTGCCAGAACCTTGCTCATGTGGTTTGACAGCGTGAACGCTCTTAGAGCTTTCGCGTGCAGATTCAAGGTATCGAAGAGATGGTAGGTCACCATAAACCGCAGCTTTGGCTCTGCGATCAGCTCGTCAAGGCGCAGGTCTGGACGATTAGCCACAGGGATGATCGCAGGCTCATAGCTCATCTCATAATCACCCTGTTCGCACTGCAGTACCAGATGAATGTGCCCGTCGGTCTCCCCTATGGAGAGTTTGATGGGCCCTGACCTCAGGGCCTCCTGCTCAGCAGGGGTTACCCCCGGCATCATGTGGTAAATGAGTAGCATGCCGTGGCGGTCTATCTCAAATAAGCAACCCACGGTACCGCCATCCTCGGCTATTCGTGCCAAAACCTTTGCTGCAAGCTGGCTAGGCTGGCCCAAAGATAAGACTTCAAGATCGTCAGGGTATGTGAAATCACTTTCCGTCATCGTTTTCTTCCTCATTTTCTCTCTCGTTCGCTAAACTTCCTGCAGGCCCGATTGTGATGCGCAAATCGCAGCCTTCGAGCTTTGCCAGATTCGAAAGGGTCACCGAGCACTGAACGCCGTCAAAGGCATCTAGCTTTGTCTTTGTCCTTAAAAACTCATCGACCAAATGCGAGATCAGCTCGCGGGGAAGCGCGTGGATGTCCGTCTTCTTGCACTCCGCAATCATTCGCTTGCGAATAATATGATTGTCATTATTGCAACAATCCAAGGTCTCTTCGTCGACGATAAACTTTCTCATACTCTCTCCCTCAATTTTTATAACTGTGCTAGATACAGCCTACAAAAACATCGCAGTGCTGCCAGCCGGACTAAACCTGAAGTCGATGTTGCCCCGCATCCAGGCATTTTATCAACAAGGCCAGTCTCGTACAGTTTTGTAAAAAACTCCTGCTTCACATGGGGCCAATCATGATCCTCGTAAGTATCGCTACGGCTTTCAACGCCATTCAAAAAGCTCATGATATCAGCCAGAGCTTCGGCGTTATCTTCTGTCAATTCGCTTTTGTCGTTTTGCAGTTCTGTGACAAATTCCTTTGCTCTCTGGATATCAAAGCAACGAACAGACTCGTAGATATCCCTGGATAGCTTTTCAAAGATATAACGTCTGTCATTGCCAGGCAGGCATTTGATAAGCCAATTGACTCCGTGAAAGGGGAAGATAAGCTCCCCAATGTCCCCCGACAAGGCCAGAAAACTTGGAGCAAATGTTACCCGAAAGGAATAATCCGACCTGAATGAGCCATCCTCATAGTGCTTGCTGATAAGAAACGAACCGACCTTGCCATCCTCGGTAACGGACTGAGCGTGAATGGTGTGAGAGGCAAACTGCGCCTCAAAGATGTCACGCTTATCAGTCTTGAACTCAGGTATCGTTTGATGCGATTGTTCCACGTATGGCTCCTAAATAGCAATCATGGCAATTTACACTCATCGTATGGTGCCCTAGCTACTATTCTTTCCATAGCGCATTCTGGGCACTCCTCAAAAGGTGAGCCCCCTACTCTGCTGGTAATCTTAGCGCACCCGCGGCATTCAAATGTGAGATCCTCTGCGCCGAGGGGACTGTCCGCGAGCATCATGTCGCGCGCGGCCTCCCTATCCTCGGAGTCTCCGTCAAACCCTCCGTACATCTTCTGCGAGTCCTCCATCCGCTTCTTTGCAGCAGCTGCGACTTCCTCGTAGGTGAGCTTATGGTTGAAGAAATACCCATAGATCTCTCCGGGGCCATAGAAGCTCCAGACATAGTTGATGAAGTCCTGACGTTCGGTTGTTTCGTCACCACCGCTATGGGCAATGTCCCACAATTGTCTTACTTTCAGACGCTCAGCTAGGACGGTCTTCTGACTGACATTGTTCAGATCAAGCGTAAGTTTCCCTTTGTCGTTACGGACTGCTTTCTGCTCGTAGCAGCTAACAACGCCTGGCCAGATGCCATCCCAAATATCGCCATCACGTTCTTCATCGCCGCCATCGCATTCACACGATAGGCACTGACCGCCGCATTTTAGGCAACGGGCGATATCACACCCAACATTATGAGGCTGGCCTTGCTTGACCCCGCAGTCCACGCAATCGCGACCCCAAAACGCACTTTTTTCTTCGGCAAATAGTTCATCAAGAGTGCCCTGTGAATATTTGCTCTCTTCGATCTTGTCGTCTAATCCACTCATTGTATGGTGTCCTAATTTGCATGGTTGGCTATTTTGAACGATCATTCACGCAGTAGAAATCGACACAGTTAGCAGTCTGCTTCTTGACCATAGCGATATAGTTGTCGAAAGATTCCACGACGTTTTCCTGCGATGCGATATTGGCTGCTACGAGGTGCGCCATGGCCTTCATAATGTGCCCACCATGGTACTTCATGAAGATGGGCATAAAGGCCTCCGTGAGCTCCCTGACACACTTCTCGGTTACGTGGTTGCCCAGATCAGTCATTTCTTCACTCATTGTATGGTGTCCTAATTTGCATGGTTGGCTATTTTGAATGATCATTAATCATCTCTTTATTGGACAGTCTTGCAATGCTGCCGAACCGTTAATAAACAAGGTGCTTGCTAACGAAAAGGGGGTTTAATGATCATAGCCGGACCTAAATCCGGCTATGATGATTTGCTCTACGAATTTTTAACGGGTCACGCTAAGTCATAGTCACTGTCGCTCATAAGGCCGAGTTTAACAGCATCGACCACCATCACGCGCTGTGGCATCCCATCAATCCGCACGACTTCGGTAAAACCATACTGACCGCATTCCACGAGACCTCTGCGGATCAACCACTGCCCTAAGACCTTGCGCACAAGGAGACCTGATTTATCGTCGACTTTATCAGCTTCCAACTTGATCGTCGACGAAGGGTAGAAGTAGATTTGCCTAGGATTTTTAGGGTTCCAGCAGCCGATTACCTGCCTATCCTCCACCGTAAACTTACTGTTAGCCCCGACGATTGAAGCACCGCCGCTTAGAATAAGTTGGAGGAGTGCCTGCTGGTCTTCTACCGGATCCGGCAGTTTCTCTGCCTCCTTACCGCCAAAGCCCCATCCTGTTATCATCCCGTTGTTGAGCGCGGATGCAACATTGCTATGCTCCTTCTACTAACGAGCTAAATTGCTCTAAAGCTCTTGTACCCGCTTTGTTCGCGATTATAGATGGCCATAGGTCGGGTAGTTCTCCATAATCTCACCAGCTATAAACTTCAAGTTTATCTCTAGAGCTTCTTTCGGACAGCCTAACGTCAGCATGTGGTCCATCAGTGCATGACGCAGCGTGCACCCCATACGCTGCGCAAACTTCTGACTGCTGACCTTATTTTTCTCAAAGTATTTTTCAGCAAACTGCTCATTATTAAATATATTGGCTGCCACCTTCATGCATGTGTCTACGCTCTCCCCAGCCGCTGCCGCAATGCATACCGCAGAAACCATTCTAATAACGCCAACCTCTAACGCAAACACAGATCCTGTTGGGCCCTTGTCGCCATTTAACATTCTGTAAACTCCTAAATATTTTATGCAAAGATCTCGTAACTCAACCCATCGTCCCTGCGCCACCCAAGATTCTCCATAAGACACGCGTCTTCTTCCGATAGCCTGATCGAGCAGCTTGCCCCAAAACTTTTCGTCACTAATTGTAGTCCGGCTCGCAATCCGAATCTCGGGTGAAGCGGTTCTCGTACCTGTCCTCGTCAGACTCCCCCTCCCCATCACACTGATCGCAGGGACCCCCCCAGTAGCATCCTGGGTAGCCGCAGGGCTCCCACCCAGCAGGCTTTTTCGCTCCTGAGCCGCCCACGATTGCAATGGCCTCCTCGTACTTTGCCTCCTGGATCACCCAAAGTTTTTTACTCTTGTCCCACTGCGCACCAATACCCTTAAGCCGCATACGCACGGGGTAGGTATTACCCCGAATCTCTCTCATGGTCATATATGTCCCCATCTCAATTGTTTGCCACTGCACATTTCGCCATTAGGCCCCAAGAACCTCACAAAGACTGTGCCTGGATAGCGGCCAAGGCTAGTGATATAGCCGTGCTCTCCAGCCTTGTGCGGGTCGATGAACGTGACCGCACTCCCTAAATCCTTTGGCAATACACGTCGGTTCTCAATGTAAACTGTAGCCTCTGCTGGCTTAAGAGCGTCGCCTATCAAACTCTCTCCTCCGGATCCAGTGCATCCGAAATAGCGAAGAGTCCGTTATTAGTGTTTAGCGCATCCGCAATAGCCCAAAGCGCCTCTGTCCGGAAAAAAGCATGCTCGTCTCGACAGTCCCCGTCCTCAACCCTTTGCTTTGCCTCCATCAACTGCATCTCTAATTTCAAAACTTCAAACTTGTGTTCAAGACTCAGACCCTCGAAATTTTCACCAAGCATCTCGCAAATTGTTCCGCCATTGCCGCGCAATAGCGGTACAGTGATGCCTCGTGGAAGCTGCTCTTTGTTTCTAATTCCCATGATTCTTCTCCCTTTGATTAAAAGTAAAACAACGTAACATGCTGGCAGCCAGCCGCTACCGCTGTTACCTCATATTGTTAAAGCCCTGAACCTGTTCCATAACATGCCTGGCGTCGGTGTCGGACAGTGTTCCCAGTATCTTTATAATATCCAGATAAGCCACCTGCTTCTCCGAGAAAGAAAGGCCACGGCTTTTTATGACCATGCCTGTTGCTGCCTGCACTACTGGGGGCCTTACCTCTGCTCTTTGTACGACAACGGCCGTCTCTTCCACCTTCTTCTCCTCCACTCTTTTGATCTCCACTGCAGGCCTCGTAGCACGTTCGTACTCATCAATACCCTTTTGGATCCTCTTGTATTTGATCCCCACGAGATCCAGAGCATCTCTTAAGCCAAACAGCTTCTCGATGTCATCTGCCTTTCGTATCGCCGTAACCAGTGCCATGAAGTCCGGCTCCCTCTCATCTATCTCTGTCATGATGTCAGAGATAGTAAGTTGCAGATCTGTGCCGCTGTGCTTTGTACAGCATTCCAGCACGCGCTGATAGATCGTTGTCTTTTTTTTACTTATCAAGCAGCTCTCCTTTATGGCGTTATCGCTCTGTAAATCCTCTGCCACAGTATTTACGAGTGGCGCATCCTCTGCGTTTTTTCTTGCGTGTGCCTTTCTGACGATAACTTTGATGTGCTTGGATAGCCTTCTGTCCACGGTGTGGCCGCGCGGAATCGTAATGTCTGCATCGCCGTTGTTGTAAATTGCATGTTTTGCACCTTGTCGGTGCAGGCTGAACCCGTGCTGCTGCAGATACTTGTGCATTTCAAAAAAGCGCATGAGGCCCCAGCAATTCTGGCTGCATGTGGATAAGCAGCGTCTCCCCGCGGCCGGGATAGTTCGCCACAGATATCCCTCCGTGAGGCACACCAAAGACTTTGATGCACGCCTTTTGGAGCGAATACGGTACGGTCATACTCACTGGGGCTGTTGACCGGTCCGCCAGTGAAAAGCCCACTACCGGCTGCAGTTTTCCGTCGAACATTTCTCGCTTGTAGGTGACCAGCCAGCCGCCGACAAAGCCACCAACGCCTGGGACTTCTTCTGCTAGCTGGATCCCGCAGGAGCTTTTGAATCCAAAAAAGAGAGCCGTGGCTTCGGCCTCAAGTATCGGGTCTTCTTTGCTTGGGTCTTCGTCCATTTTTAGCCCTTTCGTGTATGAGTGTGAAATCAGAGATGTAGCCCCTACGAACCTTTTCGACGCCAAGCACCGTCAGCTCAAAAAAGCGTTCAATCTCCTGGATGACCTTTAGATCATAGTTTTCCTCGCCTGCAAATAAGAACTCCGTCGGCACCCATCCTAACGCGGTGCCGGCGTCGCAGTGCCAGAGGACGCCGCTGCGGAGTTGAAACTGAAGCCGGGGATTGATTGCTAGGGTGAGAGTTGCTGGCATGGCAGCGTCCTGACAAAAAATTGGTTATGGTTAGATACAAACTCTAACCTAAAAACCTTATACCTTAGATCTGGGGGATTCCTCTTGGCTCTACATCTTTGTACTGGTCGATCGTACCGGCCACGACGCACGCATATGCGCCAGGGTACCTCCCGTGGATCTCCGCCTGTATATCATCGCGGAAATAGCCAGCGACAACGCACGCGATGCAGATCTCACCTTTCACGACCGCGCTCTTGACCCAATACGGATTCTTGCCATGAATCCCGCAGATGTTAACTTTGTCCTTGTCACCGCTTCTCATTGAGGGTCTCCTCTGCAAGGTTCTTCTGGTCTTCGCGTCTTTTTAGACGGGCAGCTTTTCTTCTGACAGCCAAGACTTCTTTGTTCCGCTCCCTATACTTCTTGCTATACCCGGCGGACTTGCGGGCCATAGTCTCCTTGTTCCGCCTGTAGTACTCCTTGCTGTACGCAATTTTCCTCTCCTTATTCTTTTGGTAGTACGCGCGCTGGTAGGCAGCTAGAACCTCTTTGTTCTTCTCATTATAGGCCTCCCGATCTGCAGCCGCTGTGTCTTTATGCTTTTCCTTGTACGTCTGATCCCAAACGCGCCTTTTCTCTTTTGTCATGTGCTTCCTTATCCCGCCTCAATTTCTGAGTGGCCATTAGCCGATCTTTGTTTTTCTTGTAATACTCTTTTTGGTATTCGGTTCTTCTCTCTGCGGAACCCTCGCGCCGTGCAGCTATCTCTTCCCTGTTCGTCTTGCAGTGTCTACTCCTTGTCCGGATGTGGTCCTTGTTTTCTTCGTTATACGTCTTTGTCTTAACGGCTTTACTAACTCGGTGCTTTCGGCCGTACTCTCTGCTTTGAGCGCAGAGCCGCTCCCTGTTGGCAAGGTAGTATGCCCTTGCTTTCTTTCTGACCTCAGCCTTCGTCCTCTCATAGCGAGCCTTTCTTTTAGCGGCTATGGCTTCGATGCTCACGTCAACCCCACTTAAGTAAATTATTCCAGGCGCTGTAAATACCATTAGCAGTAATTTACGATGACTTCAGCAGAAATTTGCGGTGGTTAGAGATCTCCAAGCGCCTTGATGCGCTTGGAGAAACCATGAACCCGCGCGATGCCTCCCAGGACCACTAGGAGTAACCGCCGCCGACGTCGACGGCATCAATGGTGTACCGACGACTTTTACCGGCATAGATATCGGACATCAGCTTTGCATAATGCAAAGAGTGGAAGAAGTCGTCCGGATCCGAGGGCCGGTGGTCGTACTTCACCTCGCGCCGATACTCGATGTATTCGGTGTAGATGCCGAGAATGTCCCTGGCAAAGTACTCGAAGTCTTTCCATCTCGGGAATTCTACGAGCCCGTGCTTGATGTCAAAGAAGAGCTCGGATAGCATAAAGTTTCTCTGCAGATGGAACCGCTGCCCGAGCGAGTCCCACTTGAGCCGTTGTTTGAGCTTAGGCAGGTACTGAAATTGGGCGACCCGGCTGACGCCGAGCATACGGACGAGCACGTTGTTCACACCCCAGCCATGGCCCCAGTCTACGCCTGTCACCTTGACACCCAGGAGGTTTGTGACCCTGGCAATGTCCCGAACGACGAAGTCAGGGTCAATATCGCGCCCCTCGTATTTCCGAATGTAGAGGACCTTCCACTTCTTCTGATTCACATACCCGCCAATTGTATGCACCGTGTAGGACGCGTTCCTGACCTTTCCAGAGGGGCTTTTCTCGGCGCCATCGTTTCCCTCACCCCAATCGACCCCGCCCGTCAGAGCGTATCTTCCGGCATCGTGGATGGCATGCTCGGTTCCGGCCTGGGTTCTCAGGTCCCAAAGTCCGTAGTCACCGCAGACCTCCATCAGCTCGTCGCGCGTTATTGGCTTACTCGCGCTATCAAAGGATAGGCCCAGGACTTC